TGTGGGCACGGCATTACGCATCTCCCTTCGGAGCCTTCCGCTTGGCCCATGCAGCGAGCGCCGCATCGCGGCGGCGAAACGTCTCGGAGTTCCGCTCGCGCATGTTGGCCGCTACCACGTCGAGCCGCTCCTCGCGAAGTAGCGGGAGTCTGCCACCGGTCCGGTGGCTGATACGGACGTAGACCGGTTTCATGACTGCCTCCCTGGCATTATGTCCTGTTCTGCCATCTCGCTGGCACTTATGACTCGCGAGAATCGTGATTAAATAGCATACCTTGTGACCTGCTGGAAATGGCCGCTTCCAAGTTCCGAGCGGCCTGCCGGAAGTACGAGTGCTTGAGTTCCGCACCGACGAACCTGCGGCCTTCCTGAAGCGCTACGTACCCCTCGCTACCGATGCCGGCGAACGGGCTAAGTACGATGTCTCCTGGGTTCGACCACAGTTCTATGGCCCTGCGGATCACGGTCAATTGCAGTGGGCAGATATGGCGGGAGTCATCATCCTCGCGCGCTGATTCGCGTTGCAGCGTGTCGCTCGGGTCGATATCGAACCATACAGGACTAGCGTACCGTTGCCATACCTCGTGGCTGTATTTGTTTCGCGATGGGTCCGCAGTCTTCTGAGCGCACGGAGCGTTGTCGGGATGGCCGATCCATCGGTTGAATCCCGATGGCATATGAGTGATCGGTTCCGGGTTGTCTCCGGGCTTCCGCACCACCACCAAGTAATCCGGCCCACCGTTGCGCGAGATGGACGAGTCTTTCACGAGTTGCTTGTGCATCAGGCCGATTGCCTTCGTGCGCGTGGCCTCGATGAGCGGGTCTTTTCGAATCAGAACCTCTGAGTGATAGATAAACCCGTGTCTCTGAAACAGTCGAATCAGATCGCCGCGAAAGTCCTTCAGCCCGATATACCCGTCCCGCTCCTTCATGGCGGGGATCTGCATGCAGTGAAAGGCGACCAATCGCCCTGGCATCATCAACCGGAACAGATGCCCGACCATGAATTCCATGCCCTCGATGAACTCGGCATCGGTCTTCACGTTGCTCATGTCTTCGAGCGCGTCCGTGTAAGAATACAACTGAGAAAACGGAGGGCTGAAGATGCTGAAGTGGACCTGATCATCAGCCAGTCCATCCATGGCTCGGATGCAATCTCCGTGATACAAGGCGTAGTCGGGAGTGATGATCTGACCGATGACGTGAGATTTGCTCGGGGTAACTTCTACGCAGTCTTTAACCATGATGGGACCAACATCCTTTCTGAATGTTCATAGGCTGTAGCCTTGTGCCGCGCCGCCAGTTGTTCGTCGCGCATCGCCGCATTCATTTCTGACTGCAACTCTTCGTACTGGCGCTCCTTTTTCCGGATAGCATCGAGTACCGCACCCTCCGTCTCGGCTATCACTAAATGCGCATTGACCGGCTTCGTCTGCCCGAATCTCCAGCATCTGCGAATAGCCTGAAAGAGATTCTCAAAGGAATAACTGAGCCCGACGAATGCCATGTCCGCGCAGTGCTGATAGTTCATCCCGAAACCGGCGATTTCTGGCTTGCTCAGCATGATCTGGATATTTCCCTCGGCGAACCCGATCAACGCTGCTTCCTTTTTCTCCGGTGAGTCAGACCCGCGAACATCGACCGACTGCGGGAGAACCGCCTTGATCGCATCGGCTTCGTAATTGGTATTGCACCACAGCAACCAGGGCACGTCGGGTTTACTAGCCACTAGTTCGGCAACCTTCCGAGCCCGGTCTTCGGTGGTAAGTCGCATTTCCTTGTGCAGCCCGGTCGCGCTCAGGTCTGGGCACCGAAACAGCATTCCATCAGTGTGAATGCCGTGATCCACTGCAACAATGTGCTCGTGTAGGTTCAACGGAGGAAGCTCGAAACCGCCATCGGGATACCCGAGGTCCGAGGGACGCTTCACGCACACCGCCCAGGATGCGACGAACTTCCAGAACGGCTGCTTTCCGTGTCCTTTCAGCACCCATTTGGAAGTCTCCCCACCGTCGTGCTCAAAGAACATGGCGAGCATGGC